CGACGGGCATAAAATCTACCGTTACTTCTGCTCTGGATTTGAGCTTTACGGGCTGCTCCCAGCCAATCAGCGCGTCGGTCATATCGAGATCGGCTAAATCACTCACTGCGAACCTCCCAAGTTATAGAGCCGCGCAGCTCGCCTGTGTCTATCAGCACCCCGGATGAGCCCTTTGCCTTTTTGGTCTCTTCCTTGATATCCGGCCATGTGCCATATCCGCCGGTCTCAAACGCCTTAACGCTGATATTTCGGGCAACGATGCCAATCAGGTTGAGTGCCGAAACTGCGTCTCTCTGGCCGGCACCGACGCTGGCAACCTGACTTTCGATAGCCCGGTTTATTTCTGATTTTTTCAGGGTAAAAGGAGCGCGCAGGAAAGAGCGTTCATCGATATGCTCCGTGCCGAACTCATGCGCAGCGCCCACCTCAATGACCGACACGCCGCCTTCATATTTCTTGTCTGCTACCTTTGATGCCGGCAGACCCACAGCGACATGGTGAGACTTCATCGCCTGCAGGTTCTTCAGGTACTCAGTTGTTGCCCTGAGCGTTTCTTCCGGTGTCATGCATCCCCCTCATCGAATCGCCAGCACATGCACAGCTACCAGCTTGCGCAGGCGAATGTATTCCTGCCCGTAGCCGCTGGATGCGTAGCCATCGTGATTTGAACCAAACCCGGCATCAGGTGATGAGTAGCTGACAGAAACGCCCGCCACGGACCTGCTGGCGATCGTCTTCATCGGGTTACCGTTGGAATTGCCGGAGGCTGTCAGCGCGCCAGATACAAAGAGCAGATGAGCCGCTAATGCAGCCTGACCCTGCTCATACAGGCGGCCCCACACTTTGCGGCTCATCTGGTTTGCTGCATCTTCAAGAGCCCCGCTGATGCGGGCTGGTTCGGTGCTGGAGAATTCGGGGTAACGGTCAGTGAATTCCATGCTACCCCCTTCTGTTACTGCGGTGAGGACTTGTAATCCACGTACACAGCTGACTGCGGCTGCTTCCACATGGCGCCGCCGAACGCTGAGCGATAACCGCACTCATACGTCAGCAGGTCACGGGCGCGAACCGGCAGCAGTTCCGGCATATGAACTTCCATCTCAAGGTAATCCGCCTCATAGGTGTAAATCACCATGCGCGTCTTGCCTGATTTGATGCCCACTGCATAGTTACTTGGCACCTTCACGAACGTGATGCTGAATGCTTCGTTACCTGATGCTTTACGCAGCGCCGCCATGATGCGATCCATCGCCGCAACTGGCAGCAGGTCGGTACCAACAATCGCCGAGTTAGGATCGAACTTCTGCATTGCCAGCATGAAATCACTGGCGTCCATCGCGATGTGCGTTGGCTGGATGCGATAGCCCGATTTCTTCCATGCAACGTTGTAGGCATTAAGCACCAGCGCAACGAACTCAGCAGAGGTCATATCCGCAATGGTTTTGTTGCCCGCGTCAGTGATTAGCTGGACGGATGAACCTGTCAGCAGGCCTTCCTGACCTTTCACACCCTGATGGCCGACGTAACCGGCATACTGAATGGTTGCCAGCGCGTTAGCGTACAGGTCATCCTGCTTTTTGGTCTGCAGGCTGATGTTCAGGCGGGCGATCTTCTCCAGCTCCTGCTGCGTCCAGGTGGCTGCTTTAGCCCACTGGCCCACAGGGGCTTTCAGCCACTCGATATCGCTATCGATGGTTTTCAGACTGTTAGTTTTGTTGCCGATGATGCCGTCTTTTACTGAGCCGACGACCTTAGAGACGCCGAAATCAACGTATTCGAGGGCGAAATCCAGACCCTCTTTGATCGGCAGCGCTTCACCGATGTTGATTTCCGGCAGCTCGCGCTCCTGCAAGGTCGTATCGCGCTCGGTCAGCGCTTCCTGCAGGACATTCTCAAAATCTGCGGTTTCCATTGGCATTTGTTATTCTCCTGCCGCTTCCGGCGCTGCCTGTTGTACGTAACCCAGGGTGATCGCCACGCAGTTGTTGCCTGCGCTTACGTCCTCTACCCAGTAACCCAAATCAATGTTCCCGGTCGCTTCATCGGTGACCTTGCCCGCATCCGCTCCGGCAGGAACGATGTACGCAGTGACGCCGCGCGTGAAGTCAGCACCTTCAACTGTCAGAGCGCCCACGCAGTCACCGTGAGAAAAGTGACCAATGTTGGCCTGCTTGTTAGGTGGTGAAGCGTCACCGTAAATGTCGCGAACCACGATGCCGTGGATGCGTGCGCCAGCCACCAGTGGCATGACGCCGCCTGCCGGGTTAACCGCTACGAACGTGCCGTATGCCAGTGGCGTATTAGTCAGGTTCTCTTCGCCCCAGACCTTGTCATTTGAGCTGGACGCGCGTTTGATCGAACCTGGTTGGATAGTGCCGTCTGCACCGTCCCAGTCAGTGAATCCGAGTGCCATGATTATTTACCTCCGAGGCGCTGGGTGGACGTTTTCGTTGGAGCGGGCTTATTGTCGTTAAACAGGTGAGAGCCGATGCTGCTGCGTGATTTGGCGGTAGCCTGAATCGCCGCATAAGCCGCCCGGACTTCGCTGTCTGTCATCGCATTAACCTGCGCATCGTTGAATGCACGGGTGCTGACCAGCACAGCAGAGCGAACGGCGCGGGCTGATTTGGCGTCGTTAAAATTTACTTTCGGGAAACGAGCTTTAGCGTCTGCCAGAGTTGTTTCGGTTTCGCTGTCTGCCTGCATGGCGGCGAGCTTATCTTCCAGCTCCTTCACCTTGTCTTTCAGGTCAGCATTTTCGGCTTCGAGCGCGGTGATTTTCGCGTCTTTGTCGTCGTTGCCGGCGGTGTCCGGACCTGCATCAACAGGAGGCGTAACGGTCATGCCTTCGAGCTGCGCTTTCAGTTCGGCAAGTTGAGTTAGAACCTGCTGAGCCTGAGCGCTTGCCTCATCGGTGCCCTGAGCGTTTAAATCTTCGAGAGATTTTTCCAGTGCGGAAATCATCCCCAGAAGTTCATCGGGCGTCAGGCTGGCGCCGTCTGCGTCTTTGAGCTTTTTACCCTTCAGAAAACTGAGGGCGTCGGTTAGTGTTTTGAACATCGGCTTACCTTTTTTGTCGTTTAACTTACACTGAGGCCCGTAACGCCCCTCTGCCACGCCCGCGACGTGATTGCCGCGAATGTTGATGTGGTAAAGCTGCCCGCCCCGGTCAATCAGCTCTGCGGGCTCATAGCCAACCGAAACCTCTCGTATCCCCGTCTTTTCCAGCGTCTGGATTGCCGCTGAGTCAGTCAGGAAAACGTCGCACTCCACCTCATCGCCATTGATGCGGGTGTTAGCGATGTGGCCGGATGCTTTTTCTTTGTGGTCTGTCGCATTCACCGCACCATCGTCTGGATGCGTCAGGGTGAAAGGCAGGCCATTGAAGGAGGCGAGTGTTTCAGGCTTTGATAGCTCATCGAGCGTGCGGATTACTGTGATCTTCTTGTTGGCATCGCAGCCGGTTAACCCCAGCTCATGCCCGTAATATTCAATCGGACCGGCGCGGGTTATCGTCGCAGTGGTAATTACGTACCCCTGCGGTGTTCGTTTCCATGTCATGGCTTATTCCCACGCTACGTAAGGGAGAGAAAGGCACCGGCACTGGTAATCCTCGCCGGGCTTACCTTCGTACGCACCGATGCTGCTGCGCTTCTTCCATGTCTTGCCGCCGTCATCGGAATAGACGGTCGGATCGGAGTATTTGCAGAGTTTGCCGTTCAGGGCGAAGTGACTGTCACGCTCTCTCTCATCGCCTGTGCCGCTCCACTCGTAAACGTCCAGCCCCAGCGCCTGACTGCGCGCCTCTGTCAGCTGTGAGTTTAGCTGTGCTGTCTGGTCACGGGCAATGAAGCGGGCGCGGCTCAGAGTGACGTTACCGCGCTCCTGAATGATGCCTATCAGGTTCTCGCTCCGACCACCTTCACGCAGGTTGCCGAAAACCTTCTCCCCGATGTCGTTGATAAAGTCAGTCTGGATAGACGTAATCAGATCGACATTTTCGCGGACCGCATCTTCCATTTTCTCCCTGACAGCGCCGTCACCCAGCATGCCGGTGAGGTCGATACCAAAGGCTTCTTTGTAGGTGCGCTGCGTCTGCTCTTTGTTCTGAAGGTTGGCCCGCCTGACAAGCCCTGAAGCTATACGACTGGCTATCTCGCCAATTGAGATGCTGGCGAGGCGCTGCATGATGCGGGCGAGTCTGGCGGTGATTGAAAGCGGGTTATCATCTGGTGCGTCAGTAAGCGTTGGCCTTTCCAGTTCCTCAGTGACGATCTGAGTCATGCTGCTGATGAACTCTGATAGCCGG